CCGTCAGCATCGAATGGATGATGTAGTAGTTACGCTGCGCGTCCGCCAACGACTTAGCGGAGTTGATGGTCGTTAGCCAGCCTTTGAGGCCCACCGGCCACATCTCGCCAGTCGTGCCACCGACCGTCCCGCCGCCCTGCATCCTCTCCAGATTTCCGAAATGCTCTGCCATCGCGCTACGCAAACTCATCGCCCTGACCTCCTTGGCCGAATGGATAACCGGAAGGACTCTGGGTGTAGGGAGCCAGATAGGGAAGCAGGGCGGCACCCGCAGGCCCCATCTGCCGGATTAGCTCTCCCTCCATCGTGTACGCACGCTCGGGGTCGTTCGTCGCCAGCAGCGTGCGCTGCTCGGGCGACATCGACAGGTATTGAACAAGCTTCTCCGTCCGCGTAAGGCGGGTGGTGCCTATGGGAACCTTGCCCCGCAGAACCTCCGCGCCGGACGCGGCGAGAGCGTGCAGTTTCGTGTGCAGCTCCGCAGCCAATTCGTCTAGCCAGTGGTAGGGACGTTCGCTCATGTCATCCTCCCGCGGCCCTGCTTCGCTCTCCCCGGACCGCCGGGCAACTTGCTCGACCCAGAGGGCCGACCGCCCCCGCGCGGGGCCGTGCCAGTACCCGGCGGGGCACTTGGCGGGTTAGCGGGTGTCTCGGCGCGACCAGCAGGAGCCTCAGCACCGCCCGGTTGCCCAGCCTGCGCCATCGCCGCCGCCAAGATCATCTGGAGGGGCGGCTGGTCGGCCACGGCAAGCATCTCAAGGTACTGTTGGACTAGCGGCGACCGGAGCACCCTTTCCTTGGTAAGTCCCCGCTCCTCCTTGTCCGGCTCCTTTACGCCGCTGAAGCGCATCGAGCGTTCGCGGGTCCATAGACCCTCTCCATCTCTGTTCATAAACGTAGCGTGGGTGCCTGCCGCGATCTGGTCCTGAAGCGTCTGGGCTTCCAGCTCGCAGAGGCAATCCTGCAACTTTGGAATGTCGGCGGGGGCGAGCGAGGCTTGCCCGAGGCGGCTTCTACGTCCCTCTGTACCTTCCTCGAAGATGAGGCCGTTAACGTAGACGGGCGCTTGAACCACGTTCTGTACGCAATGCCAGAGGAACTTCATCATGTCGGCTAGGAGGTTCTGAGCGTTGTCCACGATGGGAGTCAGGTTGGCCGTAGCAGCTTCCATAGCCGCCGACAGGGCAAGGCCGGGGGTACGGGTGCCAAGGAATCCCGAAGCCACAGGAGACAAGCTGACACGATCCGCCATCTGCACCATCAGGTTCACGGCCTCGATGATGGCCTGCCCAACGCCGGGTGGCTCCATGTAGCCTCCCTTGCCGCCGATACCGAAGTCCACCCACTTGCCAAAAGGGATCTCCTTTACAGCTATCTCCTTCGAGTCTGTGGGCATCCCTTGAACGAACTCTTGGGCGGTCCACATGATCGGGGTGCCGCCGAGGATAGACCACGCCGAGATGATGCCGAGCATGGTATCGATCCACGGCTGGAGGTACTGGAGGCCAAAGGCTACCGACACGCCCTCCAGCGCCGGGTCGTAGGAGCTGGTAGTCAGTCCGTGCGACCAAACGTAAGGCGGCTTGCCATAGATGTTGTTGAGCTTGAGAACCTTCTCGTTCTCGATGACGATGAAGCACGCCTCGTCATTCCACACCTCGGAAACTTCGATGGTCGGGCCGAGACGGGGAACCTGGTCTACGGGGTAGGGCACGCCATCGGGCAGGCGGGCGAGTCCCTTCGCGTTGTCGCCGATGAGGCGGAGAGCTTGGAGAGTGCTCTGCGTGGGCCGCTTGCCGTGCTCGACGATTTCACCCTCGCCCCATTCGGTAGTCGGAGGGTAGAACGTGGCCCAATCCACGACGCGCGCAACGAACGGCTGTGTCGGGCGGGACTTGGTGAAGGCATCGACGCGCTTTGCGTAGGCCCCGCCATCCTCGCCTTCCTTCATGGCAGGAAAGTCGTTCCACGGCCTACGCATGATCTTCACCGCCGTCCCGCCATCGCCGACGATGGAGTCGAGCATCTTCCAGAAGATCGGGCGCCGCGAGCTGCGGGACATGGCGTTCAGCATCAGCTTGCACCAGTCCTGCGCGCGCTCCGCCACGTCCTTGTCCGAGTCCTGCCGCGGGACGACGTGGAACTCCGGCGGAACCTTTGCAATGGCACCCACCGCCGTCTGGATCAACCGGTAGGTGAGCGGCGCCCGCGGAGCGTTGTTCCCCACGAGGGCTTGGTACGCCTTCGGCAGGGCCAGTTTGTTCCGCATGAACCGCTGCCGCCGGATGCCCAAGACCAGCTTGTTCCGCGTCGTGTAGTCCGCCTTGCGTTGCCGGATCAGGTTCGTTACGTAGGCTTCTACCTGCGCCGAAGTCTCGGTCTTTTCCTCTGCCATTTAAGCCACCTCTGTAAATTGGAGGTCACGGACGCGCGGTCCCCATCGCCGCGCGACTTGAACCCTGTTCTGGTAGTGGTAAATGAACCAAGCGTTCTTGGCCTTCAGCGCGTCGCAGTAGCGGTCGATGGGCCGCGACTGGACGTGGCCGGTTCCCTTGTCTGCGGCCTTGCGCCAGTGGTTGTACTCGTAGATGGTGTGAGTACAGCGCGGGTCTACGAAGTGCCGCGCCCGATCCGCATAAGTGTCCTGAAGGAAAAAGGCGTGCCTGTCCACGGCGTCCGCGACGGACAACCGCTGCGGCACCTCAATTGGTATCTTCGCTTCGTCGTGCCAGACCTCCGCCGGAGACAAGCCGCCAAAGGGATGGCTGGTGGCAGCGAACGGGTCCATGACGCCACGGGTAACATTGGCCCACCACGGACGGCGCATACACTCTTGGATGACCTGAGAGTGCAAGGCACCCGACATGACCACTTCGTCTATCTGATAGCTTGCTTCCTTGTCCCACTGAATCGCGCAGACGGCGTACTTGCTCGGGGAGAAGCCGGGGTCGATGGCCAGCTCCACGGGATTGACCTCCGGCAGCTTCGCCTCGGGGTCGCGGAACCGCTCGAACGGGCAGCGGCGGACGTGGTAGGGAGAGCCATCGGAGAGGTGCTCCTTCCACACGTTGCCGAACACAAGCTGGTAGGACGTGGTAGGCAGGCCAGCGACGCGAGCGAGGAAGACGGCGCGCAAGTCGCCGGTAAGGCTACGCTCCATTCGCAGAATCTCAGGATCATTGCGCCCGAGCGGGAAGCTGTGGATGTTCGCCCACATCGGGATGGAGAAGGACTTGCCGCCCTCGTCGTTCGGCCAATCCTTCCAGCGGCTCCATACGTCCGTGTACCAGGGATGGGACTCCTCGAAGGTGCCCATCATAAACAGGGCGCCGCGCTTGGTGGTAAGTCGCTCGTAGAACCGGAACAGGACGCCGGAGGGCATCTGTCCAGGCTCGCAGGCGATGATCAAATCGGGAGCTTCCGCAGCGAGCTTCTCGATGTCTGAGGCGGTCTTCGTCTGGATCACGCAGCCCCAGCGCGTTTCCATAGCGCAGGCCAAGTAGGCCGTAGAGGGAAGCGAGATGCTCCTCTCATCGACCAGATCCAGCGAAATCAAGCCTTCCATCATGTAGATGAACTCCCTACGGGCCTGCTCATAGTCCGGGCCAACTATCCAGATAAGGTCGGAGTGAGTGGTCCACGCCACACCCTCCATAGCCGCTATGAGGGATTTGCCAACCCGGGCACCACCCGCACCGCATTTGAAACGGGCAGGGTGGAAATGGATCGGCACAGCAGACGCTAGGGGCGTATAGCCTCCCTCGATCCCGGCAGAGGGGACACGAACCAGCGACCACAGACCGAGCTTCTCCTGCCGGAGGGGGAAGGTAAGCCCGACCGTCTCTCGGGCTGTCGGTATTAGTAGTCCCGATTGCCACGCTTCCTCCCGTCCCTGTGGTTCCCATTTCTCCTCCGGCGGAGGTGAGATCCTCTTGTGAGATATGGCCTTCCTAGCCGCGGTCTTCGTCTTGGTCGTTGGTTCCCGCTTCGACCTTGGCACCGTCTAACTCCGCTTCCACGTCGATGTCCTTGGGAATCTCCAGTTCCTCCTCGCAGCTCTTGGCAGGCCCGGAACGCATCGCCGCAATCTGCGCTAGGATCTCGATCGCCTTACCTTCCCCACCACGCGGAGAGTTCTCGGCGACGAACTTCAATATGGTGGTGGACGCCGTTACGCTTCCCCTCTTTGCTTCTTTCCCAAGTGTTGCTGCCGCAGCAGGCAGGTACTCCTTCAAGGAGGAAAGGATTTCGTTTATGGCCTCAGCGCGCGCTTCCTCCACCGCGGCCTGTTTTGCCCGCTCGACCCGCGGCCTTACCCTTCGCGGCCTACCCGGTTTAGCCATACTCGGCCTGCCCCTGCGGGCTGTTGTAGAACTCCTCCGCCTCGTGGAAGTTCATGTAGACAATGATCCGCGGAACGGAGAAGATCCGCCGCGCTATCTCACCGCAGGCGGAGCAGCGGATGAACGAGGATCGGGGTTCGTTGATCCCCTGTCTTAGCTCCGTTCGGTGCTGGTTGCAGCACTGATATTCGTACCAAGGCATCGAACTACGCTCCCTTGGAATACGCTC